AGTTTCATTTTTTCTATAACAACATATTCAGTTCTTGTCACCATATATATCAGCCACATTTTCATACAAATTATATCAAATATAATCGAAGTGTGCAAGCCTAAATATTATTTTTTAAACAAAAGACTACATATAATGGAATTTTTTTTATATTATTATTGATATCAAAATTATTCGCACTTATTCTTATTCCAAGTTCTTGTTTGTATAACGCATTATATAATTTTAGACTTTTTGCTTGAGTTGAATGATTATTTAACTCATTAAGTATGCCCAAAATCAACATTTTGGCGAAAAGCGGACCCACTTTTATATTTTTCAAACAAAAAGTGCATTTTTTGTTATAATACCCGTCAAATTGGCGGGTATTTTTTTGATTCAGACAAAAATCATTGTTTTTGGCGGAATTAGATTAATTGCCGTCATTTTGTCGAATATTATATAGTACTTTCAAATTGTTTTATAATATCAAATAGCCTTTGATTTTTATAAATTCTTTCACGTCCCATTTTTTCAGATACTAAAAATCCTGTATCTACTAGAGTATTTAGGTATCTTAGCGCTGTTCTTTCTGAAACTCCTAATGTTTTTTCGATATAAGATGTTTTAGTATAAAATTCAAAAAACATTGCTTCTAATAACTCTTTTGAATATATTTTAGTTTTTATTCTTAATTCATTTTTTACTTTTAACATTTCTTCACTTATTGCATTTATTATTTTTATTGTTCCTAGAGCTGTTTCTTCAATTCCTTTTAGAATGTAAATAATCCATTCTTCAAAGTCGTTAGTCTTTCGAGTCTCTTGAAACAATCTATAATATTCATTTTTAGTGTTTATAATGTATTTACTCAAATAAAGTATTGGTGTTTCAAGTAAATTTTCTTCAATTAAATATAATATATTTATTATTCTTCCAGTTCTTCCATTTCCATCCCCAAATGGTTTTAGGTATCTTTTTTATCGGATGATCTTTTTTATCATCAATATACTCAATTTCGCTTAATTCTTCATAGTCATCTGCGGAATTAGTAAAGCATCTTCTAATATAACTATTCCCCCCATCAACACTACAACAACCGCATTTACAAGTCACAAAATCGTGAGTGTTTTTTGATATTATGATATCACCACAATGTTTACATTTAATTGAATTCTTTATTATCTTTTCTATCATAAATACAACCTCTAATATATTTTATCACTTATTTAGATATCACACAAATCTAAAGGCATAAAAAAAGACCTAACCCAGAATATGAGTTAGTATCTTTATAACTTATTTTACTCTTAATTTTTGACCTGCATAAATTGTATCAGAAGTTAAACCATTTAATTTTTTTATAGTAGTGTACATATTTCCATTATTATAATATTTAACTGCTATATTCCATAAACAGTCACCTTTTTTCACTGTATAATATTCAGCACTAGATTGGCCTTTAGATCCAAGTATTTCATTAACTCTATTTTGTACAGCCGAATAATCATAACCTGCAGCAGTTAATCTATTTTTACGATCTGTTCCATTTCCCCATGATCCATTAATAACTTCGTGAGCCAAAGTATCTACTGACTTTGTATTAGTTGGTGTACTAGGTGTTGATGTATTACCACCAGCTTTACTATAACCATTTAAACCATGTTGTTTCATTAAAGCAGGATAGTCATAATAAGCATAGTTTTGATCTACTGTTCTACCTGCTACAGTATGACTTCTTATATAATTAGTTTCGCCTCCAAATTGTGTCATTCCACAATTATAACCAGTATAAGCTACTGAACTCCAACGAGCCATCCACCAATCATACTTTGAATTTAAAGTCTTACCATGACAATAGTTGTTGTAAAAATCCACATTGGTATATACAGAGAACCAATAACCAGCACTTTCGATAATTTCCCCAAAAGCTCTGATCATAGCATCGTTTGTATCTTTAGATAATCTTTTTTGACATTTATCTTCCATATCTAAACATATAGGATATTCGAATTGTTTACCTTTTAAAAATCCTAATAAGGCCCTTGCTTCTGATTTTGCTTGTTCTACTGTAGTAGCATATGAATACAAATATGCTCCTACAGGTATTCCTAATGATTTACATTGTGAGTAAAAAGTTTCGAATTGATTATCTTTAGTAGTAGAAAAACCTGCTCTTAAAATAGCAAATTCTACTCCCTCACTTTTTGCTTTGGCTAAATCAATTCCTCTTTGCCAAGTTGAAATGTCTATTCCCCATCTTTTCATAATTAATTCCTCCTATTCGATATTATTATTTTCTAAATTGGCAGTACCCTCTGTTCCTGTTGGTACTTCTACATAATCTTCTGGTAGTTGTTCTACATATTCAGTATCTGATATACGATCTTCAATTACCTTTGTTTCTTTTTCTTCCATCTAACCATCATTCCTTTCTTTAGAATCTATATCTACACCTGTGTTAGTGTCGATACCTAAAATAACTTGTAATTTTGCAAAACAATCAGTTGTATATTTTTTATAAGCTGTTAATGTAATCCCCACTATTTCTAAAAAAGTAATAAGATCATTTGGAACACTTACATTAATTCTTAAAAGAATTATTGGTAGCACCTCAAGACAAAAACAATATGCTAAAAAAGATAAACAAAAAAGAAATGCTTTTAACATTCCTTTGCCTATCTTTTTCCATTCAAATTTTGTTTTTTGACTACCAATAACTGCACCTAGTACTGTATTAGTTATATATAGTACCCCTAATACAGCTAATAGCATCGCTATTGTTATTAAATTATTTAACATATCTCAAATTCCTCCTATTCATGAGATTTTTGTAATAGATATTCTTCTATATCATTTATTCCTTGAGTTACTGGGCCATTGCATCCTTGTTCCTTTAATCCTTTTAAACAAGCCAATTGACCTCTTATTAATAGATTAAATTCATCTTTGCTGCTTTGAATATAATCTTCATGAACTTTATCCTTTTTTTCTAATGAATCTATTCTATTGTTCATAGCAATGAATTTATCTTCAATTTTCTTTTTATACCATCTATACATTGCTATGATAGGTGTTGCAATTGCTGTTATTAATCCACTAGCAAATAATAGAAATGTATAAAATTGACCTAATGTTACAGTTTCCATTAAAACCCTTGTTTTTATTCTTCTGGTTTATCAGGGAATTTAACATCATAAGGAAAACCTTTTTGATTAGGTAGATCCCTTAATTCCTGTCTATATTTCGCCCAAGATCCATTTTTAATATTAGATAAAGTTTTAAAAAAATCTTTTAATACTGAAACAACATTTGTTAAAGATATTTCTTGAGGGAAGTTCATTGTTAAGCGATCTAAAATCATATACTTATCGCTTTCCTCTAGTAACTTATTTCTTTTTTCTCTTATTTCAGATGCCAAAGAATTTTTTTCTTGTTCTTTTAATGATTCTAACCAATCATTTAAATTATTTTGTATGTGCTCTTCTAGATTATCTCTAAAAGTAGTTGTGATCTTATATACTTTATAAGTAAAAACCTCTACTTCATTGTCTGAATCCTGCTCTTTTCTCATCTCGGATTTAATATCATCAAAAAAAGTAACCTCGATTAAGTTACCTTTTCTATTATCCAAAATAAAACTATTTGCAGGCCTTTCTCTGCTCTCTACTCGCATTTCTAATGACCTCCTTACATTTTTTATAGTTTATATATGGTTTTACATACTTTTGAGTATAATTATAAGAATCACAATGTTTTAACCAACCACTATAACTTAACATAGCTGCTGCATCGTGATAATTCAATTTCTCTTTTTTAGAAATCTTTTTAGCTCGCCTCTTGATCCTTAAAAAGTTACTTCGCCTTAATGTTGTATATCCTCGATAAAATCTATATCCTAAAAAATCTATCGGCCTACTATCAGTTTTAAATAGCTGCCAATTTTCTTTTATAGTTAATGATTCTTTTACTAGAAATTCATCAATAGCATATTTCACTTTTCTTAATTCTTTTTTATTATTTGAAAATAATACTATATCATCCATGTATCTTATGTAATATTTAACATGCAATTCTTCTTTAATAAAATGATCTAGATCCTGCAGATAAAAATTAGCAAACCATTGTGATGTGTAATTCCCAATAGGAACACCCTCTTTAGAACTATCGATAATAGCATCTATTAACCACAATGTATCCTTATCTTTTATGATCTTTCTAAACTTATTTTTTAAAGTTTCTTTGTTAATACTAGGATAAAAATGTTTTACATCTAATTTCAAACAATATTTAGTATATTTCCTATCTTGTACCAAAATTCTTTTTAAGTAATTCATTCCTCGCATTATACCTCTATTTTTAACAGAGGCACAACAAAATTCGTACATTCCTCTCATTAGTAATGATTCAATTTGTAAAATCAATGCCCAATGAATCACTTGATCAGGGTAAAAGTGCGGTTTAAATATTGTTCTTTCTTTTCTATTTGCACCATCTCTTATCTTCATCTCAATATATGGACTAGGATTATACTTTTTTTCTTTCAATAGTTGTTGTACTTGTAAAGCATAGTAAGTCGGCGAATCTAGGATCTTTTCTACCGACTTTCTATGTCCCTTACCTATTGAAGCTTTGGCAATTGCTAATTCAATATTATTTAAATCAATAATCTTTTCATAGATGTTTCCAATTCTTTTCATATCTGGTCCTCAATTCTTATATTTGCCTGCCAGTCTTTCGAGAAATTTCACTTTATAGAAATAAACCTACTAAACCAACCCAGAACGACTAATTTTTGCCAAGCGGCATGGAAAATGATGTGTAATAAATATTTAAAGGATTAAATGCATTTATAAGTAGTCGAGCTCCGATCGTAGTCCATGCATTAGATGAGGTTTCGTTAAGATTCCAACACCACAAACCACACAAGGTGGATTGATTCCAGTTG